GAGCTGTCCCGGAGAGGCTTGCCACTCGCCCGATGGCATACGGCCCGGTTGTCGAGCTCGTGTCGATGAGCCGCGGCCAGCCGATTTCGTCGGCCATCAGCCACGACGTTCGAGCCGCAAGCACGCACGGCTCTGGATCGTAGGGAAACCCGGCTAGGTCTACTGGCGGATCCCCCTCTTCGATGTCGTGGTATCCGACTGAACCATCGCTTTCGCCAAGAGCTCGCCCCCAGTACGAACGCTTGGTCTGCTCTGGATCTTCAGGGTCCGGGTAGACGTAGATTGCTTTGACTTGCCCCGGCTGAGGGCGGCGATCAATCGACGAGAGCTCAATGGTCACAATGTCGTCGGTGAATACATCGCCTGCCGGGTCGTACTTAAGCACCAAGAACATTCGCTCTTCTTGAGCGGCGGTCGGCACCGTGACCTTCCACTCCCGGCTGCCGTCGCCAACTGCCTCGACCTCAATGCCATCCACGTCTTCCTGCGTGCCGTCGGGCAGCCATTTCGTGAGCGTGAACTGGCCGACATCGACGCCTTCTGGGTCAATCTTGCGATCAAACGTCAGCGTGACAGACGACACCTTTTCTGACTGCCTTCGCGCCCGCCAGTATTCGCACGTCTGCAGGCCAACGTCCGTAAGCGTTGCCACTGCGCCGCGATGGTTGTCGGCGGGGATTTGGTGCGACTTCCATGGCACCGCTGGAATACCGAGCGGGGCGTTTCCAGCCTCGTCGCTCGTCGCCAAAACACCGATATTCCATTCCGCGAGAAACGCCAGGCTGAAATAGGGGCTGAGTGTGTAATCCCCCGGCCCTGAGATGTACGCTCCGCTGGCCGCATCGCGGAATGCAATCCGACTACTCGGCCTCGCAAAAAATCCATTTGCCCGCTCGTCTGGCTCGCACAGGTATTGCTTGCCGGTGACGTTATATCCCGGGCGCTTGCCAGATAGCGGCTCAGTGGAGACAACACGGCCGGCTGGAAGATATTTCGGCTGGCCAAAAAAATCGAGCTCCCAGAACAGATCGTTTGGGACCGTGTATCCAACGGCCGGTTTCGTGATGTCGCGAATAAAAGACGAATAGGCCTTATGGAACCCGGGGTTCCATCGCCTGAAGTCTGGGCCTGAGCCTTCCCATGGATCCTCGGCAGGCACCGTCACGACGAGATACGAGCCCTCGGCCTTGGTTGCCGCATTGATTGCCTCTTGCGTCGGATTGACTGCCGTAAGCACTTCGACGCCGTCGCGATAGTAGGTCGCGTGAGACTTCGCCGCGTTCTGGCCGTTGTATGACGAAGGAATCGAAGCAGGCCCGCGGCTCGCAAATGCAGTGCAAAAGCCATTCGCCGGAATCTCCTCCGCCGTGCCGCTCGCCAGGCACACAATCCCAACGTCGAGGCCGGCTGGAGTGCTGAAGCCGGAATAGATGTGGCCGGCGACGATCAGCATCGTCTGGCCTTGAAACTCCAACGACCTTTTAGGGTCAAAACCTTCTGTGTTGGGCGGCGTGTTTCCAGAGTAACCGCTAACGCCCGGCAGGTGCGCGGCCCACGCCAGTTCGTTGCCAGTCGCGAGTGGCTGAAGCGAAACCGATTCGGCGTAGATGACGACCGACTCCAACTCCTCCAACGGCCGCTCTATAAAGTCGTTGAGCAGCGTGCCTGGGTGGGCCGGGAGGGATCGAGTTCCAGCGAGGGTGGCAACGTCGCCTGCCGGCTCGGGAAGGTCTGTCAATGCCCTGACGAGAAACGGCTTAAAGTCGCCGCTGTACGGATCAAGCGGTGAGCCGAAATCCAGCGATTCAACGATGGACGCCTGAACATCGACAAAATATGCGCTGCGAATGTAGTGCGATCCGAGTCCGTTGTAGCCAAGATAGTAGCCGCGAGTGGGCTCTAGTGAATTTGGCCAATTGGTCGCATTAAGCGTTGGCGGATCGGCTGGGTCAAAATAAATCATCCACGAATCCGCAAAACCCTCAGGCGCGTCACGCGCGATAAGCTCGCCTCTGGCCGTGGCTTGCGTTGTCCCAAAAAGCGACACGGACGCCGCGACGTTTTTCTCCGCCTGCGTAGGCGGATGCTCTTCGTCGTAGATGTAGACGTTGCCTGTCTCTCGCCCCGGCACAGGGCTCCACGTCGCTCCGATGCGTACGCTAAATGCCCCGAGGTCAAACGACGAACTTCCGCCGGTGGCCGTGCCCGTGATCTGCCCGAAAATCTCATACGCATCCACGGACCACGCCCGCGATGTCGTGACCGTTGACGGGTGTGCCGCGGCGCTGCAGTCGATGAGCGTGCCGCCTTGCGCGAGCAGCGACTGAACGGCCGAGAACGTGTAGCGTGAGTTGCCGTATGCGTACTTGTGCAGCACGTCAACAACAATGCAGCCACAGCAGTTGCAGTTGGCCATGGCTATCCAATCACGGCGGCCATGACCCCGTCAGTGCCGGAGCCCATCCACACTATTCGTAGAGGCCCGCACTCGGCCGTGATGAGTTGCGTGACATCGTCGGCCCGCCCTCGGGCGTACTTGTGGGCCGTCGTCAGGATTTTGATTTTGGCCGGAAACCGACCGGAAATAGCCACGCGACCGACCGCTCCAGCGGCGATTGGCTCGACGGCCACCCCGACGGCCTGGTCGCCGCCTTGTGGCATTACGCCGGAGAGCACCATGTCAGACGTGAATTGAGCCGAGGAATTACTTGCGGTTGAGGTGACTGGATTGCCAAGGCCAAGCACGCCCAGCCACGGCACATCTTCGCCGCTGTTGTTTCGCACAAGCAAGATGTTTGACGCCCGAGGCGGCCCCTCCTGTCCTGGCGATAAGAATTTATCTCGCTCGCCGAGCACGATGTCGGCCGCATCCTGCGCCCGGTTCCACGCGCGGGCCGAGATAGCGGAGCCAAGCTTCTGGCCCGGCTCAATGCGGCCATCCTTGCGAGTAGGGTTGCCCATTAGAGCCCCGTCGTGTCAGTGCCGATGCTTAGATCGGCGAAGTTGCTCTCGCGGTAGACCTGGTGCACCCACACGATCTTGGGCACCTTCCAAATTTTGTTATCCCGTACGTCGTCTTCGTAATACGTGTTGAGGTACTCGTGGCCCTTCTTTTCGATGTTTACGATCTCGCCGATCGTAAGTGCCGGCAGCGTCTGGTCGGCCCCAGCGTTGGGAGACACGGCAAACTTATACGCCAGCGCCCAAGGCCCGTCGCCTTTGTCCTTGTCCCACTCCTGCGATCCAGAGCATCCAATAAACAGCACCTCACCCGCCTTGAAGCCCCGGAACTCGGCGTTGTTGGTCGTGCCCGTGCACTGCGAAACTTTCTTGATGTACTCGGCCTTCACGTACGACGACGGCACCTCGTAGTTTTCTTGCCACGACAACTGCGGCACGATCACGTCCACGCCGTTGACGTTCTGGCCGTCAAAGCCGATCACCTTGTCGCCGTCAGTCAGGTTGGGCGTCTTTCCCTTTTCCGACACCTTGCCCGCAATGGCCTGCGTAATGTGCTCTTGGCCGCCGCCCGTGTCGAACGATCGCGAGCGGCGAATCGGCCCCTCCTGCTCCTCGTCTTCGGCGCCTTCCTTGGAGTAATTGACGGTCAGGTGCCACGCGTCACCGCCGAGGTATTCCAGCGTGTAGCTATCGGCCTGCAGCTGGCCGCCGCCTGGCGGATAGTTCCAATAGAGATTGCGGACGTTTAGTTGATCAACGATGTCGTTGTGGACGGCAGTGTCGTCCGTCGAGCCAAAGAGCTTCCACGACTTGACGTAGGTACTCGTGGCCTTGCGGCCCGGCCGTACAATCGTGGCCGTCCGCGACTCGTTGTCTTCGACCCACTGGATCGCCATCCGCTACTCCTTCACGACGCCGCCGTCGCCTTCGCGCGTGTTCTGCTCAATCCGCTGCAGCGTCTCTAGCTGCTTCTGGGGAATGCTGGTCCCTACACCCATACCACCAGCTGCAAACGCGGAGAACGAACCGACGCTCTCGCCTTGGTTCTGTGCCGCCTGACCGGCAGCGTCTTGCATGCCTGCCGGATCCGCCGCCTGTCCGCCAGCGCCAGCAGCTGCGGCCCCGCCGGCTGCGGCACTGCCAGCCTTACTGAGACGCTCTTGGGCGTCTTCAAGAGCCGCCTCGATCGTGGCGGCTTGCTGCGCCGAAAGCCGGCCGTTGGACGAGAGGGCGTCGAACTCGCCGTAGAGGTCTTGGAGTTGCTCGATCGACGACGCGGATTCAATGTTCTTCAGGAGGTCGGCGAACTGCTCGCCCTGGACGCGTCGGTTCTTGGCTCCGCTGGCCTTCTGTCCGACGGTCTGCTCCGCTGCCACCGTATTGGCCCGTCGCTCCTCGGCTCGCCTGTCGTTTTCCGCATGCCGACCGGCCGCGATATCATCGGCCTTCTTCATCTCGACATCTGAGCCACGGGCCGCTGCACGCTCACGCTTACGGGCCTCGTTGGCGTTCGTGACCTTCTCATTCTCGGCCTTAAGGTCAAAGCCCTTTTTGATAAAGCTCTGGACGTAGTTCCAGCTTTTCTGGACGGCAGCGACCATGTCGTCAAACGCGTTGAGCACCCAGTTGATCGAGTCGCCGAACACGCCCTTGATGCCGGCCCACATGTAGGTCACGGTGTTCTGCACGAACGCCGACCACGAATCGACCGAGCCCATGATCGCCTCCGACCCGCGAGCCCAGGCGGCGTACAGCCCGGCCATGGCGATGTCCATTGCCCCCTGAAGGTCGCCGCCGGCAATGGCTTCGTAGAGCCCCGAGAACGTGGTCTTCCCGATGCTGCCGAGGTCCGACAGGAGCGTGGTCGCGTCGCTCACTGCGGAGTTGAACCCGCCGCCGATGGTCGAGGCGATGCCCTCGAAGCCTCCGAGCATGTAGAAGACGAAGCCGCCCGCGGCAGCGAGCACCGCCACAAGGGCTAAGAGCGGGGCGTTGGCCACGGCCCACGCCGTGCCGGATGCGATGGCTGCCGCCACCGACGCTGCCGAGTAGGCGAGCACGCCGGCCGTTGCCGACACGAACGACATGACCAACCCGGCCAGCGTGGTGATGATGCCCACGATCGGAGCCACAACGAGCGACGCGGCGTTGATCAGGCCGCCCAGGCCAAACGACACCAGTTGCAGCGAGCCCCCGACGCCGACCAAGACAGCGCCGACAGCGCTAAACACGGCCACGCCCTTGGCGATGTTGGCCACGAGCTCTTGGTTGTTGCTCACGATTGACGCGAAGCCGTTGACCACCGCCGTGATTGGCCCGGCGAGGGCCATCAGAGCCGGGGCCACGGCATCGCTTACAGCGATCGCCAGCCGCTCCATCGCGGCAAACAGACTCGACATAGCCCCCGACAGCCCGCTCGACATCGTGGCGAACTTGTCGCCCACCGACATCGCACCGGCCATCCCGTCCCGCATGGCGTTGAAGCCATCGACGCCGGCTGCGGTCATCACGGCGGCGGCTCGGATCGCGTCGGATCCAAAGATTCGGCTGAGGATGTCGTCCTTCGCCGCCTGGTCCATGCCTTCGAGGGCAGTCGTGAGGGTGCCGATGATCTCGACCATCGGCCGCATGGTGCCGTCGGCGTTGCGGAACGACTGCACCGATAGGCCCACCTGCTCCAAGGCCCCGACGGCATCGTCGGCTGGGGCCATGAGCCGCATGAGCATCGTCTTTAGTGACGTGCCGGCGTCTGATCCCTTGATGCCCGCGTTGGCCAGCACGGCGAGCGAGGCCGCCGTGTCCTGAATGGATTGGTTGGCGAGCCCAGCGACGGCCGACACCTGCGAGAACGCTTGGGCGATGCCCTCGATCGAGGTCGAGCTCGCGTCGGCCGCAGCCGAGAGCGTGTTCGCAGCCACGTCGCCGCTCACCTTGAACACGTTCATGGCGTCGGCCATCACGACCGCGGCGTCAGCCACGGCCATGCCGCCGACCTTGGCAAACGCGATCGCCGCCTCGCCGGCACCGCCGAGCACCTGCTCTAGCGACATGCCAGCCTTCAGCAGTTCAAGGAAGCCGGCAGCGGCCTCGGTCGGCCCGACGCCGAGGGCCTGCGACATCGACAGGGCAGCCTTGCGGACCTGGTCGATCTCGGCCGCAGTCGCCCCCGTGGACGCCTGGACGTTGAGCAGCACGTCCTGGAACCGTGCCCCAGCCATAGCCGAGGCCACGAACGGGGCGGCCATGCCGGCACCGATGGCGGTCATCCTTCCGCCAACGCCCGCCATCGACTTGCCGATCTTGCCGATCTGGGCGTTAATCTTGCCGAGCGCCGCAAAGAACTTGCGCGGGTCGGCACCGATCTCGACAAACGCCTGACCGGCCCTGACCTTCGATGCGCTCATGTTTCTACCGTGTGCCAGTCAGGCCCAAAAAGCTTGGCAATCTCTTCTGGTGTGGCCTGGCGGACTGCTTTCTTGCGAGCGAAGGGGTGTAGCTTTGACGGGTCGATTGGCGGCTTGCGGCGGTCCCTGTTCACATTGAAGATCGCCGCCATCACGTTGGCGGTGTGCCACCAGTCGTGTTCGAGGCGGGCGTCTCGGGCTGCGGCGAGTTGCCGGAAGGTCCACTCGCCGGGGTGGACGCCGAGGATTCCTGCGGCTTCCCAGATCGCACTCCAGGCAGATCCGACGCCTTCACCTCGGCCAGCCCCGCCTCCGCCTTGTCGAGCATCTCGCCGGCCACTTCGTCCATCTTTGCCGCGAGGAGCCCGACCATTCGACGGAGGCGCTGGGGGAAAAAATCGACAAGCTCCTGTTCCAGGGCCTTCGCTCCCGCCTCCAAGGAATCGCCGCGAAGCCCGTCGAGAAACTGATCCTTCGTCAGCTTTCGCTCTTCGACCTGCTTGGTCAGGATCGCGTACAGCGACTCACCGACCTTGGCGAACTGGCCGCGAAGCACCTGGAACGTCTGCGACAAAGCCGCCACATCGACCATATCGAAGGGCAGCGTCTTGCGTTCCGTCTTCACGCCACCGTCTGGCAACTCCTCCTCGACCGTCACGTCCACCGTGACCATGTCCCGCACCCGCAGGGCAGATGCCACGGTTAACGCCACCTGCCAGGGACGACCCTCGTTGTCACGAAACTCCCTCACTCGTCACCTCTCATTCGTTTGGCTGGATGCCTTCCCGACACAAGCGGGCTTCGACCGTGTATGTCACGACGCCATCGACGGGCTGACTTTCGGCAAACGACGTGACAACGCAGGGAATAGCTACGCCGCTGCCGCCGACCGAAATCAGGCTGAACTGCCGCCCCTCAATGATGCCATCCTTGGCAAGGTTGCAGCCGTCAATGTCGTTGAACTCAATCGACACTGAGGTCTCAAACCCGGTCGGGTAGACGGTCGCCTGGCGGCTGCCGTACTCGTCTACGTCAATCGTGCGTGCGGTCCGCTGCACGTTGACAGCACGCACGCCGACCAGCGTGACGCCGTCAACGCTGATGACGCAATCCTTGCCGAGTTGGATCGCCACGGGATCAAGCCTCCCGTGCGGTGATCGTGAACGTCACGGCTCCGTCGATGCCGATGTTCTCGTTGACGCTCATGACCGTGAATCCGGTCCCCGCGTTTGCGGTCAGCTGCGTGACCACGCCCGTGGCGTCGTGGCACTCGATCTCCCACATCTTCGTCTTGAAACCGGCCTTGTAGGCCCGATAACCAGCTTCACCTGACGCCCCGCCCTCGTTGGCGCGGTTCGTCACGTCGATGACTTCGCACTCTTCCGTATAGGTCGCCGAGATAATGTCGGTGCCGAACGGAGGGGCCGAGCCGTCCTTACCAAGAACAATGGCCATGGCGGTTCTCCTGAGTTATGCGGCGTGTCGGCTGGCGGATACGGTCCACGTCTGAATCCCATCGACCGGATCGGCTTTTGCGACGCTGGTCACGACGTACGCGACGTTTCCGGTATTCGTTCCACCGAGCGTGAACGTGTCGCCGGCATCAACCCCCGGATCGTCAACGCACTCGACCTCGACGGTCTGCTCGATAAGCGCCTTCCGGAACTTTCGCGACGTGTCGCCGAACTTGGTCACGTCGATCTCACTCGCCGAGTTGTTGACCGTGACACTGCGAGCATTCGCAATGCCCGTGATATTCGCGTCCTTGCCGAGGGTCACTGCCATGTGGCCTGCTCCGTGTGCGGGGTGTGCCGCTCACGATAGGGCTGGCGGGCAGGGTCGCCGCAGGGGGTGTGGATGCGTCACGGTCCGGTGATTTTGCCCCGCCACTTCTCGGCGAGCTTCGCCCGCTTGGCGTTGAGACCCTTCGCCATGAACCGCCCCGGCTTGATCTTGCCCGTGTCGCGAAGGAGCACCTTGTGCACCTTGCGGGTGTGTGCCGGATCGACCCAGATGCCGACGTAGGCTTTTCCGCCACGCTGGGCGGCCGTGAGAAACCGCCCGGTCTTAGCGTCTCGGCGAGCACCGCTGCCGCTGCCAAGCATCCCGGCAGGCGGCTTGAACTTCTGCAGGAGCTTCGACTTGCCCGGGTAGCGGCCGATCAGTTTCAAGACGCGAGGGGCCGAGCCGCCGAACTCCTGAAGCTTGTTGAGCCAAGTCGCCTTGTCCATCGGCCCGATGACCACCGACTCGCGGCGATCGTCACGGCGGTACTCGACCATGGTCCGCAGGAAGCCGGTCGTCGTGGCTCCGCGGCCCCGGGGGTTTTTCCAGCTGGTCACCTTGCCGGCCGTTGGGGGCCGGAACTCCATCGAGAGCACGGGCCGCCCGTCCTTCTCGCCGACCCTCTGCCACTGCGGCTTCCGCTTCACCGTCCGGTGGCTGAACTGCTTCTTGGCCGACTGCCGCACCATCGAGCCCGCGGCGTCGAGGGCCTTGTTGTTGCCCGCCTTGTAGCGGTTGCGAACGTGCCGCACGTTCATCTTGACCCGCGTCTTCATGGTGACGCCGATCATCAGCGGAACGTCCTGTACGTGACCGAGATTACAGCCCGCCACACGTTCCTGTCTTGCAAGCCCTCGTCTGGGTTGATGTCGAGGCTGATCGACATCGGGCTCGTCGCTGGAAACTGCAGTTCGCCCCAGTCGTTCGCGAGCAGCACATCGACGATCTCTTCCGCAAACTCCAGCATTTGGTTTGCGGCAGACTCGGTCGGGGTGTGCCGGCCAACAAACACATTTATTTCGTAGTCGAATTGGTGCTTTGAGCGATCGACCCGAGTGATTTCGTTTTGACTCCCTGGCGAGACCACGATCACCGGGTTGGCCATGTCGTCGATATCAACGCTTGGCCAGTTAGATCGCGATACAGACGGGGCCGCATCCACAGTGCTCCACGAATAGCCCGACAAGGCTTCCGCCAAGGCGTCGGCGAGGTCTTTAAGCAGGCTCACGCGGCGGCCTCCAGGATTCGCTCCATTGCCTCGACGTTGCCCGTCAGGCGTGGGTCTCCCGGGCATCGTGCCACGGCTTCCCTCGCCAACTGGAGGGCCTCGGGCCGCATGCCGAGATTCCAGGCCGCCACCGAGGCGAGGTCGTAGGCCTTCGTCTTGGCCTCTGGATCGGTGGCATGCGTGCCCTGGCCGTCGGCGTTGATCGCTTGGGCGGCGAAGGCGTGACACTCCCGCCATTCCTGCCGCTTGTAGTGGCAGAACGCCAGCTGCTGCCAGGCGTCGGGCTCGCCGGTCGCCTCCTTCGCCGCGTGGTGTAAATGCTTCTCGTCGCCCGTCAGGCGAAACAGGGCGCGGTAGGCGTAGGCCCGCTCGGTCCACATGCCGCCTTTCATTCCGAGGTAGTGGACGAACGTCGCCGCCGCCTGCGGGTCGCCGGCCCACTCCATTTCGCGGGCGAGATACCACCAGGCCCGGGCGTCATGCGGGGCCTCGCGCACGGCCACCTGGAGCAGGGCGAGATCGGTCTTGTGCCGCTTGCTGGCGTCGCGGTGATGGTGGATCTCCAGCCCCTCGACGAACTTTTGCCGCTTCTCGCCGTTCCAGCACACGAGCCCCTCGTGCGTCGCCGCCGTCCACCTGAACCCGTGACGGGCGTGGATGCGGTCGCTGTAGAAGACGAGCCCCGGCGTGCCGTCGGCCTTCCAAGACCACACGTAGCGATAGCGGAGGTTGTTGTGCTCGTTGTCCCACTCCCGCTCGATGACCTCCCGCCACCCGGGCTGCAGCCGCTCGTCGATT